CTTTTTGTCATTCTTATCTGACGCTTGTTTAAGTTCATAGCATAAGGACACTGTCAAGGAATACATGGCACTGATTTCTTTAGTGCCCATTTCTTTAACTTTACCTGCAAGTATGTCAGTTGGATTAGGCATACTAGCGGCAACCTTACGGTGAGCCATAAATTTGACAGCCAAACCTTCTCCTACTGCACCACTGATCAAATCAGTAGTTGTGCTTTCGTCATCGTCATCTTCAAGTAGTTCAGAAACAAACGACCAAGTTCTTGGTGTTGCAAAAGAACGTGAAGGAGACTTTGGATCGAAATCGTATAAATCTTTTTTACTAAATGTTAAGTAACCTACAACATCATTATGTTGATTGTTTTCTACTGCCCATGCAAACCAATCATCAAAGTCTACAGCCAATTCTAAGTGTACAAAACGGTTGGCTAATGGAGCAGGCATTCTATAAGTAACGCCTTTGTCTGCTTCACGGTTACCAGCCGCTACAATAAGAACATTGTCGGGTAACTTGTATTGTCCAACACGTCTATTTAGAATTAATTGATATGCCGCCGCTTGTACTGCCGGAGCCGCAGAGTTCATCTCATCTAAAAATAAAACAATGTAATCGAACTGTTTTGCAAATTCTTCTGTTGGAAGTTCTGCGGGCGGAGCCCAAGTCATTGTATTATCGTTTGCACTATAATATGGAATACCTTTAATATCAGTCGGTTCCCAAAGTGATAGTCGAACATCGATAAGATGTGATTTTTTAAGTTGTTTTGTGATTTGCCCTACGATATCGGATTTTCCAATACCTGGAGGACCCCACATAAAGATAGGACGCTTTTTCTTGAATGCCCTAATAATACTCTTTTTTGCTCCATTTGGAGTTACAGTGCGTACTACAGATTCCATGTTATATTCCTCGTTTGTTTGTATCAGTGCCATACTTAATTTCTTAGTATGTATATATAATAACACAGGTTATAGGGAAAGTCAACCTATTTTGGTTAGGTCTTTTGTCTAGTTAATGCTTTAGTAAGTCCGTATTTTTTAACATCACCGCTAAAAAGATGTAGTTCTAACGCTTTCTTTTCGTCCGTAACTTCTATGCAATACTTACATAACCAGTAAGGACAATCAATAAACTGATCTAACCAAATTATAGTATTAGTTGTAAGTTCGAAGTCTTTTGGAAAAGGTACTTCAAATGTAGATAATTCTAATTTACCTTTTATGAATTCTAAACCTGCATCAGTTAGGCGTAGTCCGCCTGTCTTTTTTGATCTTGTGTTCTGCCACCATGTAGACATATACTCTGTCATTGTAACATCTGATATGGCAATGTCGGCATGTTTTAGAAAGATCTTAGTATATGTTTCTTTCTTCATTCTTCTTCAACTACATCACCTGTGCTAAGTTTATAAACTGCAAAGTCGGTTGAATTGAACATCTCATTTAATTTGCTTGCTAGATTGTGTGCATGACCGGGATTTGAAAAACTAGTTTTCTTATATTTAGGTCCAGGGTAATTCGTTAACATGTTTGAACTTTTTAGATTGAAAGGTTTATCTTTATGAAACACAGCCCAAATAGCATCTGCTTCTAAAATTTGTTCACTACGATATGTTTTTTTATTAACGTATTCTAGTAATACTGTTGGCTTTGGCCTACTCATATGCGTATCCTTTTTATAATGTACGCATATATTTATCTCTTTTTGTAAGTTAAAGTAGCAGTTATCTTAGTGTTAGGCCTAACTTCTTTACAGTTTGTTGCACACATAACGCTTGTACTTTACAATCTTCTAATGCATTATGTGCCGCAAACTTTATTTCTTTACGAGGATCTGTTGGCATAATGCCAAACAGTGTTCTACTGTCTTTAATTTTCCAAAACGGCCAAGGAACATGATGTTCATATTGTCTAAACAAATCTTCTAATATAACAATATCAAATGCAGGGCCTTGACACCAAATTGTATCAACACCTACACACCATTTGTTTAATGCTTTAAGTATTTCAAGTACTGGCGTACGATTATCATCACCTAATGCTTCTTCACGTACATCTTCTGCTTGTGTAGCCCACCAATCCATTGTGCTTTCAGATATTGTACGACCTTTGTTAAGTTGTTCGTCTACATCAAAACGATAATAAAAAGGTTGTAAAGTTTCTTTAACAGAATTTGGATCAAATTTAACTCCACCAATAGTTAATACTGTAGCAGTTGGTAAAACATCAAGTGTTTCTAAATCAATCATTGCGTGTGTTGTCATGCTATCTCTTTTAAAACTTTTGCTATTTTGTCAATTAACCATTTGTCTTGTACAGTTGGTACCCAACTTTCTTCAGGTACTAATGTATCGAATGTTTCCCACATTGCATCTTGTTCATCCATTTTATATTATCCTTATTAAGATGATTACTTGTAAAACTAAAACAGCAATCGGCACTATAGTTCTTATTAGTTCCATAGTATGATTATACTCGTCTAGTTTTCTTTCAAGTTTATTTCTTCTAGCCATATTTTCCTTATTGTCGTTTAAACCTTACTTTAGTATATGTTTGTGTAAGATCACAATTTGAATTTACACGATAAGATCCAAATTTTAAATATAATTCTTTATAAGAACCATTTATAGTATCATAAGTTGAAGTAACAAAATTACCGTTTACATAATAATCTACTTTAACACTTCTTTTTTGTATATCTAGTAATGCTACTAATTCAAATGGTCCGGTTGGTACATCTATGTCTGAAAATCTTTTTTCATTAGTACGAAATTTATTAAATTGATTTATACCAAACCAACTAGGAGGTTCAATCATATAACTTGCATCATGTACTTGAAAAAGAGTATTTCTATATGCAGGCTTACAATTTCTTTCAATATCAATAATTGCTGTCCATTTATATTTGCCTACTGCTATACGTCCTTTAGATTTAACTTCACTACGTTCAGAAAACTTCCAAGAGTGTTGTGCTTTTTTATCACTAGGACAACCGCCTACTTCACCTTGTTTAACATTAAAAGTGTATGTACCAAACCAATTACTATATTTGCTACCACAACTTGCTTTCCATTCTAATGCTTTTACTGAAGTAGTGCTAAGTGCTAAAAACCCTAAAGTAATTACTAGTGCTTTTAAACTAAACTTACCAATCATTTCCACCATCCATTTGTACTTCTACAACTTCTTCTTTACCAGCATTTTCTTTAACAAACTTTTCCATATCACCTTGTAACCTTGTCATTACAGTACCTAATGTAAATGCAAGTCCTTTTGCTTGTTGGATTGTTAATTTAACTTCTTTTGCTTGACCAGAGTCAGCCTGTTTAACTTGTTGAATAAACTGCTCAATAGGTGCAGTATTAAGAGGATTTCGCGTTGACACGTGATAACTCCGTTCTCATTTCTATATCAGTCTTAAACGGACCGCTATAATTATATCGTTCAATTGTTATTTGTTTAGGACAAAAACTTTTGACCCAACCTTTTTCAAATTGAATACAATAGTAACCTGCACAATATAAACTTTTGCTTTTGTTACTTTTACTAAACAAAGGCAATCTATTTTTTACATCATACATTGGATTAAAAGGTTCACAACTAGTTGGATACCCATGTACTTCATAATCTGATTTGCTTTTACTATCAGCAGTACTCCAACTAATCTTACCTAAATGCTTTTTAAGTTGATTAAAGTCTCCAAATACTGTAGTACCTTTTCCGCACGAGTATGTATAACACTCTTCAGCGGCACTTAAAGTACCTACTTTAGATCCATTTTCTTCTACGATCCAAAACTTATCTTTTAACACTTCTTTTGCTTTTATTGTCATACCGGATACCTCGCTTGTAGTGGTTCTGCGTAATATTGTGCTTGGTCTGCAATACGTTGCATATCCCATTTAGCACAGAATTTCATAAGACGCATACCTACTTGTTGTACTTGCTTAGGAGTCATATGATCTTCTATTACATCGTTAATAATACTTCTAATGTTACCAGGTTGTGCAGTTAAGTCACACAAAATAACATTACGTTGATAGTCATCTAGAACACGATGTTCTACACCTTCATGATCAGTCCAACGTTGTAACATCATGTTGTTCCAATTATAACCTTTTGTCTGTTTATCTTCAAATGCTTCAATAAGACCAACTTTGTTCTTAGTACCTTTCTTACGTACACCTGGATAAGCACTAAACACATTGTCACTAGTATCGCCACGCATACACTTTTCAAACAACATAAATTCTGGATTAGGAGCAGGCTTGTCTTCTTTTGTTTTCTTATCAATTACATTATTACCTTTTTTATCAAAGTAACCTTCGTGTGTAATTGTTATATCTTGAATACCATTATACTGTTTACAGTTAGGTGCAATAAGTTGTGCAAAGTCGCCATCAGTACTAATAATAACATGATTGTCATTAGGATGTGCTTGTACCCAACCTGCAATAAGATCATCTGCTTCTAGTTGTGGATGTTGCATAACAGTACAGTTAGTCTTAGTATCTACAAATTCTTTAAACTCATCAAACACTTCCCAAAACACTTTATCTTCTTCTGCTTGTGCAGGAGTAAGTGCATCACGACTTTCTTGTCTATTACGTTTGTAAGGTTCATAAAAGTCTTTACGCCAACTGCGACCTTCTAAACAGAACACAACATGATCTGCATTAAAGTCACGCCATGCTTTCTTAACACCACTAAGTGTAATGTGAAATGCCATACCGACTTTATCATCTATGCTACCACGTACTACGTGTCTTGCACGAAAGAATGTGTTAGCAGTATCTACTAGAATATAAGTTGCCATTAGTTTGCCTCTTTGTATAATTTATAGTATTATTATAGCACCAGATCTGGCTTGTGTCAACCACAAAATTCTTCTTCGATATACCGTTTTAATTCATGATCGCCCACGTTTTTGGGTATTCTTTTCTTGTAAAATAGTTCATAACTATCTGAACCATACTTACCTATGCCATATAATTGTGTGGCATCTTCGCCATCCCAGTCTTTGAATTGTTCACTCATTCGATACAATCTTTCTGCTCGAACGTGTTTCATGCCCAGTGGTTGTATTACTTCTTCAATTTCTCTACGCCCTGCATGTACTAAAGAATCGTGTGTACTCCATCTAGCAAAAAACTTAGGTAGTACTGCTTTAACTTGTTTACGGTTTGTACAATTTAGACAAATAACACCAACCATATGTTGCCATACATTGTTTACTTGCTGTTGAACCATTAGGTCGTCTCGCATTATGATATTTCACTTTTTCCTTTGTCAATCGGAACTACGTTAATATATCCTGCGTCACGTTTAGGATCTTGTCCTTCTTCTTCAAGCATTTGTGAAATAACAGTTTTAAACCATGCATCAACTATTTCTTCGTTAGATTCACCTTTGTATCCTGCATCAATAAGTTGTTCAATAAACTCGTTATTCCAGTCTAATTCAAAAAAACCGTTACGGATATTATCTGGATTAACTTGTGTATCTAATACTGCTACCCAAGGCTTTTTATCTTTAGTTGCTTGTGCTTTTTCTTTTTCAAGAATAGACCTACGTTGATCTTCCGTTGTAGGTTCTTCTTTTGTAATTTTAGGCTGTATGCCTATTGCTTTTTTTACTTTATCCCAATCCATATTTACCATCCTGCCTTTCTTATTCTATCTTCGTTAATAGGCGCCTTCATTGCCTTTTCATGTTGTTTGTTCTTGTACTGTGCATCAAGTTCCCCACGCATTTCCGAAGAGTGATATGTGAAGTCTTGGGGTAAATCTCCATCCCCGCTCCATACACGCTTCAGCCACGTCTTTGACGTTAAGACTATACTCTTCCGAACGTCCACCAAGCGGCATAAGATATACCGGACACTTGACCCCGGCCCTGCGATACTCTGCAACAGCCTTAGTAACTTCGTCAAAATCATCTTGAGTAGCGACAACAAACTTAAGATAAATGTCACTACCGTCAACAAGACTATACTCATGAGCCACGTCAGGCTTAATAGCAGTCTCCCAAGGTTCTCCGCTAACGCTAAGTTTTGGGGAACAAGACCAAGTGACTTCAAATTTGTTTTGATCTGTAAGATAGTTAAAGAAATCGTCGTGTAAAGTTTGTGTAGTGTTTGTTTCAAATGTAACATTTTTTAAGTCCTGCATACGTGGATGTTCGAATAATTCGACATATAGTCTTTGCCAAGCAAGCAAAGGTTCACCACCTGTTAATATTAAATGAACGTCTTGTCCATTATCCATTGTCCACTTGCCTTCTGGAGTAAGTGAAAGTATATGTTCAACTACTTCGTCAATAGTTGCTTCTTTATTAAAATGTTTAAACTCTGGATAGATACTTGCATAAGTATCACAGCCTGTGTGTACAATAGGTAAATCGTTAAATTCTTTTGTAGTCTTGTGTACACCTGCATCAATTAATTCTTTTACTTCAGCATTATATCTTTTACCATCTTTGTGTTGTTGTACACGATCTCTTTTTTCATCAGTTCCAAAGTTCATACAACGAAAATTGCATCCGAATGTACGTAAAAATACACTAGGCACTCCGACAAATTTGCCTTCGCCTTGTACTGAATAGAATGCTTCGCTATAACGTAATTTCATTTAATACTCCATTTATAGTTATTATTATACGATATATTTAGGTTTTTGTCAAGTGTTTTAAAAACTTTTGGGCAATTAATTTATGGAATAGTTGATTGAAATGCTCTTTATCTTCTTCAAAATAATTGTTGTGATCAATGTTTCTTTGCTGAAAGAATTCTTCTACGCTTTGATCTGCTATTTTGGTTGCCTTTAGTTTACCATAAAAATCCCACGATTCAGGAAAAAATGTTCTTTCACGCATCTTAAATAGGTACAGGGGAATGTCTCTATCTGCACACATATTATCCCATGTGTATATGTCTTTGAAAAAATCACGTTGTTCTAAATGTGTATTAAGTTCAAAGAATGTTTTAATTTCCATATAAGATGCTTCACGGATATTAGGCTCGCTTAATCCATCTTCGTAACTAAATTTTAATCCAGGAAACTTTTCATAGTCTCCTTCATGTGGTTTTTGATAAAGTTGTAAATACTGATCGTTGTCACCTGATATAATTTTATCAAGATATCTATCAACTGTCTTATTATTGTTAGTACCTTCAAAGTGAGTAAACTCATCAATTGGTACTACACTAGGATCAAGTTTTTCGTTGAATCCTAAAATGAATCTGTTTAATGATGACATTAAGATAATAACTTCGTCAATGTCATCATATTTTTTAAACATACTTCCAATCCAGTCTGCATATGATCTATTATTTGCACCTGGCATTGCATAGACAATAGCCTTTTTATTATGTAAACTTGCATATTCTTCTACATAACTATTTTCATTCCATACAGAATAACTTCCAGGACCTTGCTTACCAGGTACTGTTTTATATCCGCATGTATGACTGTCGCCTATGAATAGTGTTCTAGTCATTAAAATATTTGTTCAACATTTCAAGACGGTCGTCCGCAGTAGCCATAGCATCCAGTTCTTTTTGAATAGTTTCAATAATATCTGAATGTTCGCCAATGCCCACAACCTTTTCCATGTACACATTAATATTAGTTTTGTGTAATAGGACTTCTGCTTCGGCGTGCTTCCTTGCCGCCTCAATCATTTGCTGTTTCAACATAAGTTCCTTTCTTGTAGTTTCCCTTGTCGGGTATTACGTGTCTTACGCCGCCGCGTGGATCATCCATATCGCCATCTCTGCGAGGAATTAAATGGACATGTGGATGCATAACGGTTTGTCCTGCGGCCTCTCCACAATTTTGTCCGATGTTAAACGCATCACAGTATCCGCGTTCAACCCAATCGTAGCCCCATTTGTATGCGGCTTCGAAACATTTAGTTAGAGATTGCCAATTTTCTTCCTTAGGTACAAAAAGAATGTGTCCTTCTGTTACAGGATATGCATCTCTAAAAACTGTAAAATCTTTTGATTTAATTACTACGTCGGTCCAAGGTCCCATTACTTAAAACTCTGTTGTGCTTGTAAATTAAAACTAATTGTAATTCTTTCGCTGTCTTTCTTTTGCTGTGAAACACCATGTACTAAATGTGCAGGAAAAATTAATAAACGTCCTGTTTTAGGAGTTACACTGTATGAAGGTGTATTATATTGGTTTGCTTCTTTATAACCGCACCAAGGCCAATTTGATGTTTTATTAGTATCATAAAACGTAATCGGAGCATCATCTTCTTCTGCTTGTACATAATAAACACCACTCCATGTTGCTGGAATATGATTGTGCATTTCATGATAGGTATGTTTTCTATTAATGCTAAACCAACTACCAACAAATGCTAAATCTGCTTCAACACCTAATGTCTTATTACCTTCCATAGCAATTTGCCCGATCCAATCACGTAGTTCATTACATTCGATCTTTTCAATTACTTGTGTACCTGGATTGTAATTTGTATAACCATTTGCACTATAAGGTGCAGGATCTTTGTCTTCTTCTTCAATTTTTTTGAACATAGGAACGAGTGTTTGTGCTAAACTTTCTGCATGTTCATAATGTGCTCCTAAGACAGGAACTGGAAATAAATCTAATCTATCTACTTTAACTTCCATTAATATTCTCCTACGTTTTCCCAAGGATATACTAACCATACATCCTCTTCACTTTTATTTACTTCATGACATGTGTAACTCACCTCACTAGTGAATTCACTTGCTAAGTTATCTGTTAGTGTAGCAAAGCGAACATTATTACCAAATATGTTATCCCATTTAGGATCATCAGGTAAGCAACCTGCTTTCCAGTCGTCTATAATCCAATTAAACGTAGCACCAGTATCATTAATGTCATCTACAATAAGAATATTTTTATGATGCGGACCAGCAGTTGGTCCTGGATTGGCTACATAACCATATGCATCTTCAGCCATCCAACAGTTGCTTTCACTTTCACTATTATCATCACGTAGACTTACTTTAATTGCTTCACAACGTATACCAGTCATGTTACTAATAATAGTAGCAGGTACATTACCTCCACGAGTAATTCCTACAATATAATCAGGACGCCAGTTGTCCTTATACATTTGATTTACAATACTGACGCACATCTTTTCTACGTCAGCCCAACTATAATAGTGTTTCTTAATCATCTTGTTTACCCTTCCAGTCTTGTAATGTCATATCATATATTGTTTTAAATTTTTCGTATGCAGTTTTAAGTGCAGGATATTCTCCACACATATTTTCTATCTGAGTAGTATCTAAATAATCTTCATTAAATCCACCTATAGTGTAAGTTACATCATCATTAAGACAGCCACCTACAGTTGATCCGGTAATAGTAGTACTATAATCTGCATTTGTATTGAAAGTATATTCACTACCAGTATCATTTGTATATGATGTGTCTATAGTAATTGTATCTAAACTACTCGTATCGTAAAGAGAATCACCAATAGTAATTTTAAAATCATCATTCCCCATCTGAGATAACCCGATAAAGTTTCTTGCCACTAAAAAACTCTTTGTTAAGTTTAGTAACTTGTTTATTAATACTTGGTAGAAAGTCTTCATAGTTTTCCATGTACTCAACAATTTGTTTTACTACCTTATCTCTATTTTGCATATATGCATCATAATCTTCAGTCCATTCACTGTTATACTTAAACTCAGGCAATGCCATTTCACTATAACTAAGCCTATCAGGCACCATAGGAATACTATCTACTAGTGCGCCTTCGTACCAACTAATACCAAGTGTTTCTTGTAGGTTAGCACTAAACACAAGTTTAGACTCTCCTAGTAAGTTATGATATTCATTTTTTGTTAATGATTGTTCTTGACATACTATAAAATCATATTGTGGTAATTGTGCTTTAAGATCTCTAAATATTTCAACTTGCTTCTCTGGAGCAACTCTATGTGGGAAAAGAATAAGATCTCGCTTTGTCATATTTTTATAACTATCTAAACTAGTAGCCAAATACTCCATAGGCCATCCAACACGATGTGTTTTACTATCACTTGTGGTTAAACTTTTTTCAAATAATTCAATATGGAATTGACTTGCAAAAAAGTTATCATCATAACATTCGTACATTGATTGTTCTGCATGTCTTACCCAAGGTTTATCTCCTATAAGTCTTCCTAGGAAATCATGTTCGTCATAACTACCAGCATGCCACAAACCGCCAATAGTAATATCAACGCCTAATAGTTCTGCCATATAACGTAGTTGTATAACTGTAGGGTTCCAAGCATCAGTGTATAAAAAATAATCACCATCTTCTACTTGTCCATTACAAAACATCTCTCCTATTGTTTCAAGTTGTTTTGATTTGTAAACATTAGTCCCGCCAAAATTGAGAAAAGCCCCAGGCGTTGTAGCCTGAGGTGTTTCTCCTCCACTAATTACTTTTACATCTTCGTTTGTAGCACGTTGCAGTTGCGGTGGAAGAAAGTCTTTCCATTGCTTAGTATATCGCGTGTCGACTGCTTCAATGTCTACTATATGAATAGTCATTAATTTCTCCGAGTGTTAAACTTTCGACTTGTGTTACGTGCTTTTGCACGTAGCCAGCCTTGATGCTTTTGGTATGCGATCCATACTTGAGCATCGGTTTTGTAAAGATCTTTTTCATTAAAGACTTTACCTTCAAAGCGACAGAAGTCGCGGAACTTATCCAAGTCGTTAAACACCTTTGTATATGCTTCACGATTAAAGTTAATTGCCATTTTATAATTTCCTTTTTTAATAGCATCTATGGTCGGGGATAAAATATTGAACAGCCGTTTTCGCCATCTTCGGCAACATCAATTTCAACAAAGCGGCCTGAATACTTTGCAGAAATAGCGTCATAGAGATCATCTGCGATCATCTCACATGATTTGTGATTAAGTTCTAGTACACCTTCAACATCATATAGTCTTTCTAACCAACGTTTAAATTGGATAAATTCTATATCTCTATCATTGTGGAATACTTCTATTCTTATTTTGAAGTGAAAGATATGTCGATGCGGAATGCCTAAGAATGATACATCATCCCAATCGCCTGTTGCTAGTTTGGGATCAGTATCTGCACCTGGGTACATATGTACACCTTCTTTTCTAAAGGTTACCCATACACTTCTTGCCGCTTTATCTTTAATATTTTCTTGAGTCATTTTAGCATCTTCCTCTCTAGATCTACGAACCATATAGTCGTAATATCCTTCATTTGTTGTATTCATTATACTATCACTTTATCACTTTGTCAAGGCCATATTTTGTCCAATCAGTGAATTTTTCTCTATCCATTAAATCGTGCAAACTATGACACCAAACGCCAGGGTTAGTTGCCTTAAAGTCTTTATCATCAATTTTCAACATAGTGTTGTAGTTCCACAGTTTTGCATAAGGCAATGGAATGCGAAGTTGTGGGATAAAATTTTCATATTCAGTAAGACCGGTATCAAGGAAATCTTCTGCGTAACTAATTGGAATATCTAAACTGCAAAGTTTTCCTGCGGCTAAGAACGCTTTGATCATTCTTTCCCATGATTCCCATTCAGAATGTTTTACAGGTTCAAACGAATGATTAGCACCAAAGAAGATGTGTTCACATTGTTCATCGTCATAATGCTTTTGTATAATATCACATGGGTGTGTACCTGTAACAAATAAAGTTTTCATTCCAAACGCAGGTGTCTTTTCAACTTCTACACCTGTAAAGAAGATAACTTTTTCTTTTATACCATTTTCGTAATTTCTTTTCATCGTTTACTCTTTATATGTTTGTAATCTAAATACTGCGAACACCATTCATAAAATGCATTGTTTGTAGCAGGCCAACATTCAGCAAATACTTTATCTTTTTTTCTTAGTTGTTTAAATTCTTCCCTAACTTCTTTTTCGGTTAGTTCACTCATTGTAATCCTTTTAGTTCTGTTTCTATCCTATGTATTTCATCCTTAAGCCAAAGTTTTTTAGTTTTTAAAAGATTAAGTTCTTGATCTACTACAAACTTAGTATACAATACTTTTATCTCATCGTCAAGTGATCTGTGCTTCTTATATAATTCTTGTAAATGCACAGCGAGTTTATCGTGTTGCTCCGTGTAGTTGCTCATCTTCTAAATCCTCCAATTTGGTTTCGTCTAGTATATCTTCTTCGATAACAGTTTCCGTTTCTGCTACATCAAATAGTGCATTAAAGTGTGTACTAGCATTTACAGTCTTTTTACCAATAGCACCTCTAGTACCTGGAATACTCATCCAAAACTTTGAATACTGATCAATTACTGCTAGTGATTCTTCTCTTGTAGTCTTTGAGAATATTTCTTCCACAACATCTCTAAATAGAACCCTGTCAAATTGCTCTTGTACAAGCATTTTCGGAATAACTCCGTTGTCGTATTGTCTGTTTGCTTCTTGAACTGCATTAATATGACTCCATACATTATGACCCATTTGGATCGCATATGAAAAACTATCCCATGATGTTTTTCCTTCTTTGCCTATTTTATTTAGGTCACCTGGTTTATAAACACAAATATCTTTTACAAGCATACCGTCTGTTACTGGCGAGTCTTCAAAGTTCTTAAATATGCCATCTTGTAATACAGCATCTTTAAATGTACGTGTATCAGTTGCATACTTCTTATCGTCAATACTAGGCACCATT